AGCGACATGCTGATTACCGCTGTCTCGCTGACGCTTGACGAGGACAAAGGCGGTTATCGCGCCAGTCTTGACCTTGAACCGCTCGCGGCATGGCTGCCTGCGCCCACTATTTCAAAGGCCGCTGGCGGTGCGCAATACGAGGCGCTGCGCCGTGCTGCACGGGGGTAATGATGTTAAATGACCTGTTGGAACGGTTAACGCGGCGTGTTGAAAACATGCTGTTTCGGGCTGTTGTGCGCTATGTGCGATTGTCCGAACAGGGCGGGGCGCGCGTGGCGCAGGTGGCAGGCCGTGCCGGTGAAACGCCTGATGATGTGACGGTCATGCTGCCCTATGGCTTTGACCATGTGCCATTGCCCCTTGATGCAAATGGCAAGGGGGCCGAAATGATTGCGCTGATGGTGGAGCGCAACCTGGTGGTGGCTCTGCCTGCAATGGACCGGCGGCACCGGGCGCAATCGGGCGCATCGGAAAACGGTGAAATATCGCTCTATGATGATCAGGGGCAACGCATCACGTTAAAGCGGGGCCGTAAGGCACTAATTGAAACCGATATTTTGCATATTGTTGCCGCCAATAAGGTGATTATCACTGCCCCGCTAGCAGAATTTTCCGGCAATGTCACCATTGGCGGCAATCTGACTGTTGCGGGCGATATCACCGACCAGACAGGGGTAGGTAATGCCCGAACCATTGCCGGAATGCGCGAAACCTATAACGGGCATGACCATGCCGAAAATGATAATGGCGGCCCCACCGGCACCCCAAATCAGGAAATGTAAATATGGCCGATTATGCCTATACCGACCTTGCTGTGCGGTTCGATGAAACGCGCAAGCGGTTTGATTTGCAATTGGTTGATGGTGTTTCTTCATCTTTTAAAACCGATCACGGGCTTGAAACCGCCGTGATTGCCAGCCTGTTTACCGACCGCCGCGCGCGCGATGATGACGCGGTGCCCGATGGCGACCGGCGCGGGTTTTGGGGCGATGCCTGGCCGGTCATTCCCGGCCTGAAAGTCGGGTCGCGATTATGGCTTCTCGATCGCGAAATCATTACCCCGCAAACCATCGCCCGGGTGCGCGAATATGGCAGCGAGGCTTTGCGATGGCTGACTGATAATGGCTTTGCGCGGTCGGTCACATTTGAGGCGTTTCGCGACCGTGACGCGGGGCGTTGGGTCATTTCGGCGCGGGCCTCAATCGAGCGGCCCGATGGCCAGCTTTTTGAGCGCCGCTTTGCCAATATCTGGAACTGGATGGATCAACAGAAATGACCAGCAAGCTGACCGGCTTTTATACCCCGGCATTCCCGGATCTGCGCAATCAGGCAAAGGCGGCCTATGAAACCCGGCTGGGGCAGGGTGTGACTACCGGACAAGGGCCGATTGCCGCCATGCCCTATATCGACGGTATGATGGCATTTGGTGCCTATGGCTATATGGATTACGTCGCCGCGCAAACGATGGTGCTGTATGCCGAGGGGAAAAATCTTGACGGGCATGGCTTTACCTACGACATGTCGCGCCAGCCTGCCACCCGTGCGGGCGGCATTGTTACCTTTACCGGCTTAACGGGGGCCACGCTGGATGCCGGGCAAATCGTTAAAAGTTCGGCGGGCGCGCAATACCAGATCAAGGATGGTGTCACGCTGGTGGCCGGGCAGGCGGTTGCCACGATTACGGCGATTGATCCCGGTGCGGCGGGCAATCTTGCGGCGGGCAGCATTTTAACGCTGGTTTCGCCGGTTTCGGGTGTGGACCCAACCTGTATCGTCGGCGTGGCTGGCTTGGCCGGCGGGGCCGATGCCGAACAGGATGGCCGCCCGGGCATTCGCGAATTTTACCGGGGCCGGATTTTGGATCGTATCCGCAAACCGCCACAAGGCGGGGCGGGGTATGACTACGAAGCCTGGGCGCGGGAAGTGCCCGGCGTAACCCGGGTTTGGGTGTCGTCGCGTGAAATGGGTGCTGGCACCGTCACGGTACGTTTTATGATGGATGTCGTGCGTGCCGATCAGGGCGGCATTCCGCAACCCGGCGATGTCGCGATTATGCAGGATTACCTTGATGAACGCCGCCCGGTGAATGCCGATGTGTTTGCCGTGGCTCCTATTGGCGTGCCGCTTGATTTAACTGTGACGGGGCTTGACCCGGACACGCCTGCTGTGCGCAAGCAAATTGCGGCAGAATTTGCAGATATGCTCTATCGTCGTGCGGTGCCAGGCGGCACCATCGGCCTTGACTGGATCGGCGAGGCCGTATCCGTCGCGGCGGGCGAAAACCGTCATCGGCTGACCAGCCCTACCGATGATATTGACCACGCAACCGGCCAAATTGCCATTTCCGGGGTTATTACCTATGACTGATTATGATGACCGGCTGGAAGCCTATGCCGAGACGGCGGCGGCGGCCCTGCCGCCCGGTGCCTTTTGGCAGGGATTTCGGGATTACGACGGTACTGGCCGCGACCTTTTGCGCGCCAAGGCACAAACCTGGCTGGATGTAGACCTTGCCGCCGAACGGCTGATCGCCGAAAGCCAGCCGGGCCGTGCATCCGAAATGCTGGCCGATCACGAAACACAAGTCGGTTTGCCCGATTGCTGCTTTCAAACCCTGAATGTCAATATCGAGGATCGCCGTAATGCCGTGCTAACCCGCTATCGGGCGCAGGGCGGCCAACGCCCGCAATATTTCATCGATCTGGCAAAAATCCTTGGCTATGACGTGACCATCACGGAAAGCCGCCCGTTTGTCTGCGGCCTAAGCGAAATCGGCGGGGATTCATCCGGTGCGGCCCCGGTCACGCGGTTTGATACCATCGGTGCGGATCGCTTTTCGTGGAAAGTGGTGGTGCCCGAACCGCGCGTAACCTGGTTTCGTTGTGGCTCTGGCGTGCTGGGGCAGGATGCCCTTGCCACCATCAACCGCGCGGATGATCTTGAATGCCTGCTTGCCAGGTATCAGCCTGCACAACAGGATTTAACGGTTTCCTATCGCGGCATCCCGGAACCGATTATAGATATCGACCTGCGTAATGGCCTGCCTGCGGGGTGGCAGTTCACCCGTAACAGCTTTGCAAGTTATGTGAATGCCAGTGGTGAAATTGCGCAGGCTGGTATCGATGAATTGCGGGTTCAGCATGATCCGGTTTCGTTGAAAACGTTGGGTGGGTTGATTGCGGGGCAGCGTCAAAACGTTGCTGAAAATAGCAATACGGCGCTTGGCGGAACTCGTTTTTCTTCCGGTGGAAATCGCGGATTTGCGTATAGTTCAGGTTTACCCTTCCCATTTGATGTTTGCGGCTATGTTTCAAAAGCTGTATCAGGCCTTTCATACTTGTATCACCAGCACATTGCACCAGTTGCTGGTAAGACTTACAGTTTCAGGATTAGTGTGCGTTATGAAGATGGAAGAGATATTGCATCTGAGTTTGGTGCCCCTAGCGTAGAGAATTCACCGCTAAATCCATTTACGTTTGTAATTTATGGTGGGACGCGCACATGGAACACACTTAACAAAATATTTCATGCAGATGGTTCAGTAACCCTGTGGAGTACTACTACGCCTAGCACCAGTGATATTCGCGGCTGGGGTGTCCTTATTCGTGACACACACAAATCTGTCGCGTCTAAACTGCTTGTAACAGCTTTTCAAATTGAACCGGATGCAACATTTCCGTCGTCTTATATGCCAACTGGTGCAGCTGCATTTACCCGCGCCGCCGACTCCCTGAAAATTCCGCTGTCCAGTGTTGCTGGATGGCAAGACGGAGAACCCTTTGAAGTCACGGTGAGCGGTTGGACTGCGGAGGGAATTGGGCCTGTATCTCAAAATATGGTGTCGATTGATGATGGGTCATCGGCGAACTTAATAACGGTGTATCGGGATAGTGCCAGAATAATAAGGCTTGCTGTTTTATCTGATGGTGACATGCAAGCACCAATTGCTGGGCCTGCGATTATCGGTAAGCACCATCTCGAAATCACTGCCCACATCGAAATCAACAATTTCTGGTTTTCAGTGTCAGTCGATGGCGGTGCAGCGATTACATACGGTCCTGATACTTCCGGCACCATACCCACCGGCCTAACCACAATCGTTATTGGCGACCGGTCAGATGGATTGCGCACCTTGTTCGGCGAAATCGAAAAATTCAAGCTGCGCTTTTTATCAACACCTGCCTAGATCGCGTATTTCTAGTCTAAAATCCAGCACACAAGGCCCGGTTTTCCGGGTCTTTTTTTATTCCCGAACGTTAGAGGTTTGTCATGCAATATATCCCCCCGATGAACGGGGATTTGAGCAATCCTGACCGGTCCTATGTCAACGCGGACCCTGCCAATGGTGTTGAGGGGTCTCGCCCTTCGGCGCAGGCCATTGAACATCCGATCCGTGAAATCGTCAAAGTGATCATGGATGCGGGTCTTGATCCCGATGGCAATGACCTTACCCAGCTTTCCGCCGCGATTACGGCTATGATTGCCGGTGCCATCGGTGCTTTGCCGCCTGCTGATACCTTGCCTGTCGGTTCTGTTATTCCGGCGCTGGGCACAACGCCATTGCCTGGTACGTTGCTTCTCGACGCCAGTATGCCGTTGCGCGCGGATTATCCTGCTTTGTGGGCATACATCCAGACCAGCGGTAATCTGATTACCGAAGCCAACTGGAACGAGACAACATCCGGTTCGTTTTCTTCGGGGGATGGCGCTACCAATTTCCGCCTGCCCGATGCTCGTGGTGTCGAATTGCGTGGTTTTGATGGCGGGCGCGGGTTCGATGCGGGGCGCGTATTTGGCACCTATCAGCCTGATGAAATCAAGGCGCATACGCATAGCTATATAGCCGATCTTACGCCTCGAAGTATCTCGCTTAATGATTATGCTGGTTACACCGGGCGCAATACAGGTACGACGGGTTCGACTGGCGGTCCTGAAAACCGGGTTAAAAACATCACCGTCAACTGGTGCATTAAGTATTAAAGGTCAAACCTATGAAAATTTATACTTATAACCCACGCAACGGGGTCTTTTTGGGTGCTGTACTCGCGCAAAAAAACCCGAAACGCGAGGGTGAATTCCTGATGCCTGCCTGGGCGACCGATATTGCCCCGCCCGATCCAGTTGCTGGCATGGTCGCCGTTTATGATTCCGATGGTGCAACCTGGTCCCTGATCGCGGACCATCGCGGGGAAACGGTTTACAATACCGAAACCGGGGCGGCTTTCGTGATCGATGAACCGGGTAATATTCCCGATGGCCACACGGCGCTTGTGCCACCATCGCAGGATGCCACCTGGGACGGCGCGGCATGGCAAATGCCAGCCCCGACCTATGATCAGCTTTTTGCCGCTGCGGCCAGTCGTCGTTATCGTGCGGAAACGGGCGGTTGTGTCTGGAATGGTTGGGTCCAGGCCACCGATGATCGCGGGCAGGCCAAATGCATGGCCGAATTGCAGGCGATTAATGAGGGCTTGCGCGCGGATGGCGATGGCTGGAAATTTGCGCACGGGTTTGAAGCCCTGACCAATACAGAAATGCGTGATCTGGTCGTTGCGGTTCGCGCCCATGTGGCGGCCTGTTACGAAGGCGAGGGGATTATTCGGGCCGAAATTGCGGACGGAACCATCACCACCCTTGACGATGTGGAAAACTGGCCGAATTGGCCGGGGGTGGCGGCATGATTTATCTGGCAATTCTGCTATCGGCCATCATGTATCGCATGCCCCGCGGCGGCGGGCTGGGGCCGGGGCGTTCCTCGCTGGGCTCCAGTATTTGGGCTTTGCTGTCCGGGGCCTTGTTCGCGGTTTCGCTTAACACCTGGTACGGTTTGCTTGTTGGCCCGTTGCTGTTTTTAGGCGATGCGCCGGGGTGGTCGCGCTGGTGGCCAACCGGGAAAAACCCCAGTGTGGTTTATCTCTCGCTGCGCGGGCTTTTGCTGCTTAATCCGTTCATGGGCGTGATTTATTTCGGATTTCATCGATGGCGTCATCACTTGCCGCGATATGGCCGTTTTATTGATGGCTGGACCGCATATTCCGAACTCGCTTGCGGGCTAATCACGGCAACGGCCTGGGCGCTTGTTCTTATGGCTTTTGGCGATCCCTGATTGCCCCGAATAACTGCAATCTCTGTGGCTGCCCTCGATATCGTCGGGCGGCTTTTTTTATGGCTGCGGACATTGGGGGCAGCGTGTTTGACAAACCGCCACACGAAATTGATACGGGCTGGCTATCGGTTTTAAAGCTGTGGGGCGCGATCCTGCCTTTCTCGCTTTATGCCCGGCTGCTTTATCACCGCTATCTGGTCAGCAAGGGGCACCGCAAGTTTTGGAGTTGGGATTTGTTGTGGGAAGTCCTGACCGCCGGATTTTGCGCGGTGATGTCGGCCGGGGTTGCCAGTTACCTGAAACTTGATATCGGCACGGCCTGCGGTGTTGCCAGCTTCCTTGGCTGGCTGGGCCCGCGCGGCCTGCAAGTCCTGATTGCCGATTTTCGTAATACCAAAAAATAGCAAGCGAGGTTCATAAAATGATTGATGTTGCTTTGTCGGGCATCGCTAACCGGGGGCTTATTGCCCTTTTGGGGTTTCTTTTTATCTGGGTGGCATTGCGGTTGCTGGACCGGGTATCGGGCTTTGATTTCAATAAATGGATTAACAATGATGAAAACCGTGATCAGGTTGGCGCTTATCTGCGTTGGCGTCTTGCTGCCTTTTGCTTCGTCTTCGGCCTCATCGTTACCTTTTCTGCATGATCTGAAATTCAGACAGGTAACGGCCCTCTATATGCCGGGCGTCGATTGGCGGCTTTTGAAGGCGCAATGCTATCAGGAAAGCCGCCTGATTCCTGATGCGGTTTCGCCAGCTGGGGCCATGGGCCTTTGCCAGTTTATGCCGGCCACCTGGCGCGGCATCATCGGGCAGGCCAAATTGCCGCCCGATGCGTCTGCCTTCGCCCCCCGGCTGTCCATCGAAGCCGCCGGGTTTTATATGGGAAAATTGCGCGCTGAATGGTCAAGCCCACGCCCGGAATGGGATCGGCATAGTCTGGCACTGGCCAGCTATAACGCCGGGTTGGGGCACTTGCTGACCGCTCAACACAAATGCAATGGGGCGGTACTTTATAGCCGTATTATTCCTTGTTTGCCTGCTGTGACGGGGCGGCATAGCGCCGAAACAATCAACTATGTCACCAGCATCTGGGGTTGGTTCGACAAGATGAAAAAAGGGTGGTGAAAATGGGATTTGCCACATTGCTGCGGTTTGCCTTGGCGAATTGGCGGCTTATTTTGATCGGCGGCGGGGTTATCCTCGTCGCCGGTTTTTTATGGTCCTACCAGGTGCGGCTTGCTAATGCGCGGGCCGATGCGGCGCAAGCCAAATATCAAGCGCTTGCCGATGCCAACATGGCCAATTTGCAAACCATCGCACAAATGCAGACGGATCGTGCAATGGCCGATGCCGCTATTGTTCGCGAACAGGCGCGGCGGATGCAGGCCGAAACCAAGTTTTCAGAACTGTTAAAGGGGGTGAATGATGCGCCGATTGATGGTTGCGTTGGGCCTGCTGTGCGCGGGGTTTTTGACCGCTTGCGCAGCGACACCGCAAGTGGTGACGCGGACTGAATTTGTAAAGCAGGATGTCCCGGCATCATTGCTTGCCTGTGACGATCGGCCTGCCGTTCCAGTGGCTCCTGTAACCGATCAAAAAGTCGGGCGGTATATTGTCGGGTTATTATCTGCGCATGATGATTGCAAGGGCAAGCTGGATGCCGTGCGGGGGTTGGCGGCAAGGTGGGCGGAAAATCAATAGGCGACCTTTTTTATCCACCTGTATTTCTGCTCAAGACTTGCGCCATCGCCGTAGCTTGGCCGGTGGAATTTATGGCCCATAAGATCGGCCTGGATGCGGTCGGGTGCCTCTGCTTTGGTCAAGGCATCCTGAAAGCTGTGACGAAGTGAATAAACGCTGTGGTCGTCGCTTTCGCGCAAATCATTGTCGGTCAGGTGACGATTTGTATTCGCGCTTAATTGGGTGGGTTTGTTGCGATAATCAATAAAGCCTTTGGGAACAAGTTCCTTGAAGGCATCAAGCGCAACGCCAGCCAGCGGCAAGGTGCGCGGTCGATACATTGTTTTCAGGCTTCGTTCACTGTTTTCCCTGATGTGAAAATGGGGAATGTCGGCATTCAAAACGATGTCGTCCGGGGCCAGCCCCGCCAGTTCCGCCGGTCCTGCGCCTGTATTGACGATAATCATAATCAGGGCACGGCATTCCGGGTGCAGGCTTTTCAGCGCGCCAGGTGCGAGAATGCGAGTGCGAATAAAATCAGACGAGTAGGGTGGCCGCGTGTTCTTTTTCTTTTCGCGAAATCGCAACCGTGCCAATGGGTCATCAAGCCCTAATTGCAGGCCCTCGTTGACCTTCTCGAATATTTGATGAAGATGCCCAAAATCCTTGTTGGCGCTATTAATCGTCATATTTTCGGTTTCGATGCGATCCCACCACCAATCCCGAAATTTAAGAGCATCCGACCGCGTGATTTTCCCTAATTCCGGGTCGCCTGTGACATCCCCCCAGTTTCGGACGGCTTTAGCGCGCGGATTTTTCCAGCGCCGAATCTGTTCGTCATTTTTATCAGCCAGCCAGTCGCGTGTCAGTCTGACGAATTCTTCGAGCTCCCCC